TCCGCCATTGCGACACCGACACCGATTAGCGCGGCACCAGCCGCCGCCGCGCCCAGCACCACCGGCCCGCCCAGCGCCGCGCCCAGACCGTCGAGTGACCGACCCGCTTTGGCACTGGCTGTATCCATCGTGCTGAGTGACCCATCCAGTCTGCCGAATGCACGCTCGGCATTCGCAACATCGCGTGACAGACCACTGGTGTCGAGTTCGATTTCCGCGTAGGCGCTGCCCAGGTTCACGGCCATCAGGCTGGCTCCGGTTTGTTGATAATCTCGATCATGCTATCAGGGACAACTCCGTACTGTCCTGAGCGCACGCGCGTACGTCCGTTGCGTACGTCCTCGTCATGGCGATGCCCAATGAGCAACACCGCTGCATCCAGGTTGTACGCGGCCAACTCATCACGGATACTGAGCATCTGCGACGGCCTCACGTTGTATGTCTGGCTCATCCGCCACAGCACCATTATCTGATCGCGATCTTGCACGAAACGCCTCCAGTGCCCGCACCCCCGACAGGCACCAGGAGAAGATCTCGAACCGTTCCGCAGCGGTTAACTCATCGACACCCATGCTGTCCTTGCCGGGCTTGTCAGCTACGCGCGGCTCCACGGCTGCGGCTTTAACCACCGTGCGCGCCATCCGGTCAACGCCCTGCATCTGGTCGGTGGTCATCTCGCCCAACTTGCCGCCTGATTTTTCGAGCGTGGCCAGCAACGGCAGTGGGATGCTGCCCTCCAGAGCGAGGTTGTGTATCTCGATTTTTTGCACGCGCACCGGCAACCCGCGAATATCGAACGTAGTTTCTGTCTCGCGCGCGGCCTCCTGCTGCGCCGCGCGCCACTGTTCCAGGTTCATCGATGCCTCCTTATGGTGTAGTGATTGTCGGGCTTGTGGTCAACGGCTGCGCGGAGCTGTAGCGATAATAGGTGCGAATTTTGAGATTGCCGTCCGCATCGACATTACCACTGTCGCCAATGCCTACCGCCGACACCGACGGGGTGAAAAATTGCCCATTTGCAAATGTGCTCTCCATACCGCTGCTGAGCATGCACTTGTAAATCACGACGTGCAGGTCACGGTTACATCCGGCCTCTACCACGCGCGCGCGCAGACGGAAATACGGGTAGCACTGCCCAGCTACGGCATCGATCTCGTCGGTTGCCGTGGGGGCTGCGCTAGCGGTTGATGTGCTGATTGTGTCGTTCGTCAGCAGTGCCATTTTTGTGAAATCGACATACCCGTCGGTGAACGAGAGCTCAATATGCGTGAGGCGGCTCGATGCCGCCACCACTGCATCGTTGCCGCGCAGCACAGCGTGCTCCAGGATTTCTGTCATTTCCATCTCGGTTGCCGCGCCGAGCCGGATGCTAGACGTTTCGGCCAGGTTGCTAATCTTGATGTCGCGCAGACCATACGAGGCACCGCGCGTGAGTAATGGCGTTGCCATAGTTATATCCTCCTGATTGTTGCCACATATTGCGAGCGCACGATACGCGCCCGTAGGGTTTCATCCTCGTCATCGGTTGTCACGTCCGAGACGTGCTCGATCCACCACATCGGGTCGTCGCCTGCTGCCGATGCCAGACAGGTTTCGTGGAGTAATGCATAGGCGCGATTTGCCGCCGCGTTGATCGTGGCCGTGTCGCGCTGCTGGTAGAACCACAGATTGACAAACAGCCGCGCGGCCTTGACGTATTGCGGCCCGGTGTTGGTGCGCGTGCCCGTTTTGATGAGCACGCACGGCTGCACATCCTGGTACGCATCGAATGCCGTGGGCGTATTCTGGCGGCTGATTTCAGCAACCTGGTAGTAGATACGCCCCGGCACTACAGGTGGCCCATCGCTGCCACCCAACAGCGTGTTAATGCCACCCACACCTGTGTCAGCGATAAACGTGTTATAGATCGTAAGATTCATCGCTTTTTCATCATTTGTCGCATGCGCCGCTGAAACCGCTCAATATATTTCTGGTAGGTCGGCGTCACAATGGCATAGCGCCCCGCGTTCGCCAACTCCAGCCATTTGCCATAGGGCACACCGTGCGACAAACTTAATCGCACACCGCCGCTCTGCGCCTGACTGGCACTACCTGACAGTCCACGGCGCGCGTCACCAGTCTGGTCTGTCCACGGCGCGTCCTGTTTCATTTCGGTTTCGGCTTCAGACGCAAGTTCTTCCATCAACTCCAGGCCCGCCGCCTCGATCTGGTCTTTCCAGCCCTCCACATTGGCTGCAATTTGTTTTGGTGGCACACGCCATTCGTAGTCAATAATGCGTTTTGGTCGTCTGCGCTGAGCCATTATGTCACCTCTTAAAATGCTTACTGATCCGCACCGCAAACCCCTTGACAAGTGCACTTGGATATGGTATGATTGTAATCAAGTTAAGCATACACATTACTGAAAGGACACACGACAATGACGGTAAAATTCACAAAAACACACTGGCCCATCCCCGGCACAAGCGGTTTCGACAGCGCCTACAACGTTATCCTCGATGGTGAAAAAATCGGCAAGGTTGGCAACCTGGCAGGCAATTGGGAATACGAAACCACCGACGGCCTGGGCGGTCGCGCTGACACTCGCAAAGAGGCTGTAGCAAAAATGCAAGCAGCACACGAAGAAGCACGGAAGCCCGAAGCGCCAAAGGGCAAGGAGTGGACACTGGATGGTATTACCTATTACGAGGTCTGCTACGGGCCTTCGACAATGGCACAGATCAGCCACATTCGGCGCGGCGTGGTCAAGGACCACCATGGCTGGTGGTACCCGGTGGTCAATGGTGAGATCATCGATTGGGACGGTTGCCAGTTTAGCGGCGGCGCGATTGGTTTTTTGCCAAGGATATAAAAAATGCCTAAACACACCCACGGGGGCCGCAGACCAGGCAGCGGCCCCAAGCCAAAACCAGAGGCGCGCTACGTCAAGAAAGCCATCACCCTGCCCCCTGATGCCTACGCAGCCATCAGGGCAGCGCAGCAGCCTGGTGAGAGCTTCAGCGAGTGCGTTACTCGGTTGTGTCGTCAATCGTTGCAGCATTGATGTGCGCGCCATCACGGCACCACCTTCAACGTGCCGCTGTCGTTCCAGAACGCGCCCGATGGCAGCCCGCTTGCGCTCGTGGGGAGATTGGGATTAATGGTAAGCCGATCGGTATAGGCGGTGCGCGGATACCCGTCCATTGTTCCTTCAGTAACAGGGCACACGATATCAAGCGCCCCCGTGCCGTTAATGTCCCAGGCTTTGCCGTTCGGTATTGCAATTTCTGCTCCGAGCGCATAGCAATAACTGCCAGTGGTTACACGGATACCAACACAATTCGACGGGTTGCCCAACTCCAGGATGTGACCGAACCGCAAAATAACCGACGCGCTAAACTGGTTGGCATTGACCCCCGTGGCACCATCGCCTACCAGATACAAATCCTCTACATTGACGTGTACATGCCCCTGCTGTGCCGAGCTGTCACCAACCCCATACCCACCCTGGGGCACCCATATCTTGGGGGTGAACACAAACAGGATGCTGCTGTTGCTATTGTTCTGCACGCAGTCGGTGTTTGTTCGGCTGCCATCGCCAGGTGCCTCAGTTGACGTTGGGCCAGTACCGTCTAACTCCGAGACATACACATAACTGGTTTCGCTCCCACCCGCCTTGCGGAGGAGGTATTGCCCGTTGCCCGTTGCCCGAATGCGAAAAAACCGAGTTTGTGTGTTATCTCCGAGCAAGATAGTCCCATACAAGGTCGCCTTTGGTGCCTCAATAGTCACATAGTCAGGCTGTGTAATTTCGTCGGTGTAATCACCGGCATCGAGTACCTGGATTGCGACGCGATTGTCGATAGCTGGCCCCAGCGATGTCGCGGCAGTGATGGCGGCATCGATAGTCAAAAACGGTGTGCCTGGTGCTGAGCCGTTGTTGCTGTCGTTTCCATGTTTGCCCACGAACAGCGTGTCGTTGTATGCAACTGCGGTGCCCGAGTTGGGTGCATTGACCCACGCAGCACCGTTGTACTGGAGCAACTGCCCCGATGTTGGACTGGTGACGGTCACATTGGAGAGATCGTCAATCGCGCCCCCGGCCAGCCCCGATGCAATCAGATTGGCAAGCGACACGCGAAACGCACTACCCGCCCCGCCTGCTGCGGTTTGCCCCACAAACAGATCGGTCAAGTTTGGATCAGTAACAAGTGTTCCAAAGTCCTTGATCTCAGTCATCTATAGCCCCACAATCGGTGTGCCGTACTCATCGGTCACAAACACTCCATTGTCATCGGTCAGGTAGATATAGCCAGGCCAGTTCGCCGCTACCAACTCCATGTCGAACTGCGTCATAATGCGCCGATCTGGGTGGATAAAGCGCACGCGGTACAACTGGTCGTCAATCACCCGCGTGTCGTCTACCTGCACATCCAGGTCAACCGACCCCTGCCCCGCCACATCGCCCCGGCGCTCTTCGGCGCTGTCCGTGTCAATACTGGCATTGCTGCTGCTGCGCTCGATGCGGATGGTGGTCTCGGGCTGGTCGACACCGTTGCGCCGAAACACCCCGGTGTGGCTGCGCTCCTGTCGGATGCGGCCAAACACTGAGCGCAGATAGGCGGCAGTGCGACTATCGAGTACCATCAGGAACCTCTCGTAGGCCCGCCAATACGCGCAGTGCGTTGTAGACGCGATGCAATTCGCGCAATTTCCCAAGGGTCAAATTGACACCATACCCATTGGGGATATCGCAATTGATACGAATGGGTGTGCTGTCTGGTTCGTCCTGTAAATGTTGCAGCATACCCGTTTCAACAAATGGCGCGATGGCCCTACGCAGTTCTTCCATCAGCAGCGCACCTTACCAGGTTCCAGAAACCGCTCATCAAACTCGCTTGCCAGCGGTGCGTAGTGTGTTGCTTCCACAAATACACCAATAGTTGTCGCCGGTGTGCCGTCGTCGTCAACCGTTGACACGTCATCAAGCGGCGGATAGCGGTAGGTGCCATCACGCGCCTTGCTGACAAATCGGGCCTCGTATCCGCCATTCACACAGTCGGCAAGTACCACAAACTGGTTGACATATGCCGCCGGATTAAAGGTCGCCATTGGTTGCCATTGATATGCCATCACCCACACCACCCTGACGCCAGTTCGTTGTAGCGGCTCACCCGACGATCATACTCCTGCTCGGCTGCCATCCCGCGTGCGTGCAGGCTTTTGGCGAGCTTGTCGGCATCAACCTTCACTGACAGATCGCCCTGGCTGTAATCGGTGATGTCTGCGGTTTGCGAGGCTATTGTGGCCTGCTGGCGCAATACTTCCGCCTGAGCCCTGAGCAGCACAATCCGGGCCGCTTCACTATCCAGGTACGGGTACGTGTCCGTGTCATTAAGTACGTGCTGCCACCCGTAGCGCAGCACACGCGTTTCGCTGTGCTCTGGCGTTGGGTTTATGGTGAGCGTGCCACCCCGGATGGTGTAGCGCTCGTTACACGGGTCACAGTAGTTACTATAGCCATAGCCATAGCCCCACGTCGGCCAGCCATATGCGCCCGTCTCCCAGGCATACTGGTACGAGCAACTGTCCTCTTGTTTAAAACTAATCAACAACAGGAAATCATCCGGCAGTGTGTAGGTTGCCGTGCCGTCTACCACAGCTATCGTCGTCTGCGTTGGCTGTGACGTGCGGCGGCTGAAATCAAGGATGGCATCCTCAATAAGCATGGTGTATTGCACGGTCGAAGGTACCCCGTCAATCGGTGGTATCGCGGCCTGTAGTTGGCTAATCAGGCTGGCCTGTGTCGTGCTCACGTCGTCTCCTACCGGAATAAATCCGATTGTGTCAACAGTGCTGGTTGCGTAAACTCACCGCCTCGAATGCGCAACGGGTACCAGTCGCGACGGCGGCGCGGGCAATGTTTGCAATGGTTACAGCCGCCGAGTTTCCAATAGCAATCCCAATCCCCAGCCTGTATGTCAACATCAATAATGACCCATTCGCAGCAACAATGCACCAGACAATCAGTTGACCCGTCTTTGGGATACGCAGGCAGGCGCGGCATACTTCGTGTTGCCCCACGCCACACCGACGCCCCAACTGGCTGCGCATACATCAGCGCCCGACTGCGCCAGCGCGCTAATTCATCAACAGCCGCGCCAGCAAGTAAGACCTCGGTAAAACGATCAAGATAGCCATACTGATCCTGCACAACCTCCTCAATCGTTACCAAATCGGTGTCTGTCAGATCGTCAGTATTGGCGCCGGCCATATACGCAGCGGTGTGATGCTCTGCCAATAATATTTCTACTGCGCGCTGGTACTCGACAGGTGAAATGTCGCCACTTTCCAATTGTTGAAACAGCGCCAGAATGCCCACTGCCGCCGCGCCCGTGAGCAATTCAATCAATTCATTGATGTCATCTTGTGTTTGTTCCTCATCCATAGACCTGCTCCATCGTGCGACGGTACAGCGCACGCGCGCTGTCGAGCTCTGCATCAATCAGCCGCCGCGCCTCGCTTGTTGCCTTGATACTGCGCAGCGCCTCCAGGTCTTCGCCATTATCGGCCTCGGTGGGTAACGGTTCCGGCTCCGGTTCGGGTGCACTGAGTGGTTCATGGCCCAGCATCGCCCGCGCCTCGTCTACCGTGAGAATGGGTTTGCCGCCGACCAATGATTGCAACGATTGGGCCTTACTGACTTCGTGCTGCTGAAACACTTCCAATCGCGACGGGTCAAACCGCAGTTCGTAGCCATCGGGCAATATTTGATCGTTGATCGTTTCGGCTATAAGCTCCGCGCTCGGCAGCACCGTCTGCTGATAAAAGTTCAGCGTGTCCTGCTGACTGGTGGCATAGTTCGCAGCATCAGCACTGATCATCGAGTGTGGCACCCCCAGCGCGGCGCACACATCCTCGCGCGCCTGTGTGGTGAGTTCGTCGCTTGCCATCTGGTCAAGTGAGTCGCCGACCACTTCTGCACTGATGCGCTCGTCTAACGCCTTGGCGCGATGGCTATTTTTAATACCACCAAAAAACCGTCGCCACCAGGCGTCTACCTGCTCGCGCTGCGCCTCGCTGGCCCCAGACGGTACCTTGACAATCATTGGACGCACCGCCCCGCGCGCAAAAAACGATGCCACATATTCAGTCAGGTTGCCGAGGATGCCAGCGCCCGCCATTGCCACCTGTGCCGGTGCAACACCCGGCCCAACCTCGCTACTCAGGTTCGGCACCCAAAAATATGCCAAGGTGCCATTGCGCTCGGTGATCGGCTGCAATCGCTGCACGGCCTTCGGTGCATTGTCATACACGGCTACCCGCTCGAAATAATCCAGACCCGACAGCGGCTCATAATGTGGAGTAACTGACCACGGCACAATCCAGTCATAGCGCGCATTGCGCCCGAACCGATTGGTGGATTGCAGCCAGTAGGCCGCGCCATACAAGCACAGCGCCGCCTCAGTGTTGTACAGCCGCAAACGCATCCCCCGGACAATGCCGCGAAAATCTGGACTGCCCTTTATGTCCTCGTCGTCGCCATCGCGGTAGATACCGTAGGGCAGCGCAGAGACAGCCTTGGCGCGCTTATCCACCGCAGCGTACAGGTATGGCACGCGCCGATACTCATGCACGGGCTGTGTCTGGTACGCGCTATCCGTGCCGAATACTCGCCACGCCGGGTCGTAATCCGACAATGACAAGCTCTTGGTTTCCACGCCATCGGTTAGGATCAGGTTGTCGGGTGCGCGTGGCACGATTTACACTCTCCAGGCGTGGCGAAACAGCACCATCTGTCCATCGGCGTAGATTGTCCCGTCGGCATCCTCTGCCACCCCGCGCGGCAGTTTGCCTGCGTGGCCGTGCGCGTGCCAGGCATGCGGCAACTCCCAGACATGCAACCCTAACTTGTGGACGGTGTAGCAGATTAGCCATTGCACGCCGCGCCCCTGGCCCGGCGGCAGCATCCGCTCGAACTCACCAAACATCGACATATACGTCGCTGCAAGTCGCTGGTACGTGCTGCGGCGGGCAATAATCACCCCCGCATTCCAGACGCGCCCATTGCTATGCGGCCACTGGTTGCGCAGGTATTCGGCGTCAGTGCGCAGTTTCAGGCGGCGGGCCTCGGTGGGGAGGTCATCGGCGCTACCGAAATTCGGCCCCATCCCTATTACCCCGTCGGGCCAGTTGCGCAGGATGGCCATCTCGTCCGGTGTCGGCTCACGCTGCAACCGCATATCGCCATCGGTGTAGACAATCACGTCGCTGTC